ACATTTAATATTGTTAAACTTTACTAATTTTGTTAACTTTTCGCCTGTTTTTATTAACGTTTTTGCGCCTGTTATTGTTTCACGTGGAACAACCTGTTATTAATGTTTCACGTGAAACGAAGTGTTAACAGATATTAATTTTATTCTTTAAGATTTCTTAACAGAAAAAATTTGGTGGTTATTGGAAAAAGCTGTATCTTTGCACCGTGTTTAAGAAACATATAAGTTTAACAATTAAATTAAGGTAATTATGAACGAAAATTTTAATGAGACAGTTTTCAACTGTATTACAAGCGTAAACGCTTTGATGACTAGTAATGAGGTAGCCAAAGACGATAAAGCGGTTATTAAGTTGAACCGCTTTAAGAAATGGCTTAATGAGTTTGCAGCCGCAAACGGTATGAACGAAGTTAAGTAAGTTCACACCACGGGTAACACGAAGTTTAACGTTAAATAAGTTATAAAGTTATGCTAAAAGATTTTAGTTTTGCTAGGACTTTTAATAAGACTAGTTTCGGTATTGATACAACTGATTTTCCATTTGTTAAGTTGACCGACATCTACAACAGTGACAAAGATGGTGGCGGTGATGTAGTACACCCTATTAACGGTATGTACGTCCACAAATCACAGTTGGGCGATTCACCTGTGATTATTGACGCAGAGAACAAACGTTTGGTTAATTTGCCACAGTTCACAGGTGACGTGATGCGAGAGATTCTCGCAAACAGTGACGCAGTAGAGGCAATTAAAGCCAATAAGGTAGGTTATACTATCTACGAATATGAATCACATGCTAAAAAGTGCTACGGTATCACATTCGTGGATAAGTAGAAGTTGTTAGTGTAAGGTTGGTTTCACAGGGGCGGGCGAATTAAATTTTGTTCGTCCCTGTCTTTGTTTAATTTAAATCTTTCTTAAAATGGTTAAACAGAATCCTATAGGGTTTACAAATAAAACGTTTGCACTTACTAGCAAAGTGCAATTAGATAAGCAAATATTAACTGCTGTAGAATCACGTGGCTATTTGCGCAAAGAGATAGCACGTGTATTTCAACAGGCAAACAGGCGCATTCAGAACGTGGAAAAATCGGGTATCGTTTCGCCAGCTGTTGTTGCCCTTAACAAAGGCAATATAACAGGTTTCACTAAATTCTCTATGCGTCACAGTTGGGAAGATTTAAAGATAGAGTACTCAAAAGCGGTTTCTTTTTTACGTCAGCCTACATCTACAGCCACAGGTACGAAAGAATATGCGGAACACTTGAAAAAAGCCTATGATTTGGACGATAAAAGTTTTGCCCTTATGCAAGATAAGTTAATGGGCAAAATTGCAAGTGTTTCAGATGAGCGTTTTTTGGAACAATACTTAATGCAATATAAAGATTTTACAGGCGAACTTGAACAGGAATCCAAAGATGTTTCAGACCAAATCGAAGATGATGCGGTAAAGATTGAAAATGCCTTAGATGATGCCGTAGAGCAAATCGGCAATGACCCAAACGCAGAAGCATTTATAAATGATGTAGATTCCTATAACACAGATGAACCGTTAAAGCGTATATTAGACGAATTTAAAAAATTTGGTTTATAATGAAAAAGATTCCTTTTGCACTACATACGGAAACGTTCACCCCGAAAGATATACAAAAAGTTTTGGCTTTGGCTGTGAACGATAAGAGTTTTATAGGAAACAATAAGGGCGAAAAGTTCTTAAACGTTCCTGTATCTTTCGATATAGAAACCACATCTTTTTATCGTGATGCGGACGGTGAAACATACACCTATGACCGTTACATAAAATTAGGTGGTAAGCAAACCAAAATGGAAAAATGTAGTTTAATGTACGTTTGGCAATTTGGTATCAATGGTTACTGTATTATCGGGCGCACGTGGGACGAATTTATAACTATGCTAGAAACAATTTCAGACGTTTTAAACCTGTCTGAAAAGAAACGCATTATTATATACGTTCACAATTTGGCTTATGAGTTCCAATTTTTCAGAGAGTTATTGCAATGGGCAAAGGTTTTTTCAATAGACCTTAGAAAACCTATTTACGGAATCACAGAAAACGGAATAGAGTTCAGATGTAGTTATTTGTTATCGGGTTATTCACTTGCAAAGTTAGGCGAACAATTACACAAATATAAATGTGAAAAGTTGGTGGGTGATTTAGATTACAGCCTGTTACGTCACAGCAAAACACCGTTAACACAAAAAGAAATGGGTTACTGCTTGAACGATATTAAAGTAGTTATGTGCTACATACAGGAATTAATCGAACAATACAAAAACATTACCCATTTACCGATAACAAAGACAGGCTTTGTGCGCAAATATTGCCGTTCTGTGTGCTTTAAGACAACAGACCCCGAAACAGGTAAAACGGTACAGAATTTTAAGTATTTGGATAGAATCCATAACTTAAATATAACAGGTATGGAAGAATTCGAAATGCTGCAAAGGGCGTTTTCGGGTGGTTTCACGCACGCAAATGCAAAATATACAGATGAGATAATAGAAAACGTAGATAGTTACGATTTTACTAGTAGTTATCCCTATGTGATGGTAAGTGAGAAATTTCCTATGAGTACAGGGGCATTTGTTCCTGTTAAGTCTATGAAACAATTTGAGTTTATGACCTCAAAATATTGCTGTGTCTTTGACGTGGAATTTACCAACATCTTTGCAAAGTCGGATAATGAAAACCCAATATCTGTTAGTAAGTGTTTCGTAAAAGAAAACGTTTCAGAAAATAACGGTCGGTTGGTTTGTGGTAGTAAAATCTGTATGACTATTACGGAAATAGATTACAAAGTGTTTTCTCAGTTCTATATGTGGGAATCTGTTAGAATCGGGAAAATGATTTGTTACAGAAAAGAATATTTACCCACAGAGTTTATAAAATCTATTTTGCACCTGTATGAAATGAAAACGAAACTAAAAGGTGTAAAGGGCAAAGAGGTAGAGTATTTAAATAGCAAAGAAATGCTAAATAGCTGTTACGGTATGAGTGTAACAAACCCTTTGAGAGACGAAATCGTCTGTGATGGCGAAACGTGGGACGTTGAACACTTGACAGACGAAAAACGCTTAGAGGTGCTGAATAAATACAATGACAGCAAAAACCGTTTTCTTTTCTATCCGTGGGGAATCTATGTAACAGCCTATGCACGTAGGAATCTGTTTACAGGTATAGCAGAATGCGGTGACGATTACATATATAGTGACACAGACAGCGTAAAAATAAAAAATGGTGAAAACCATAAAGAGTATTTCAAAGCCTATAACGATTTGGCACAGCAAAAATTGCGTGCAGCCTGTAAGTTCCACAAAATACCATTTGAAAAAGTTGAGCCTGTCACGATTAAGGGAATAGCAAAACCTTTGGGTGTTTGGGACTATGAGGGACAGTACAGACGTTTTAAAACTTTGGGTGCAAAACGTTATATGGTACAGGAAAAAGGAGCGTTAACGGTAAACGGAAAAGATTACGATTACAGTTTGACGGTATCGGGTGTTAACAAAAAATCTGCTATCCCCTATATGTTAGAAACATTTGGGGAAAACGGAATCTTTGACGCATTTACAAACTATCTAGACATACCACCATCTGCAACAGGTAAGAATATACACACCTATGTAGATTATGAACAAAGTGGAACTATTACCGATTATTTGGGGACGGTTTCAACTTATGACACAAAGACAGGGGTACATCTAGAACCTACAGGGTACACTTTGAGTTTGTCAGTACTTTATATAAATTATTTAATGGGAATCAGATTAAAGAAAGAATAATATGAAACAGAAGAAAGAAAAGGTGGAAACACCGAAATTTTATTCTTTGTCTAGAATTTTAGCAAAGAACGCAGATTATAACGTTATCTTTGGTGAACGTTCAAACGGCAAAACTTATGCCACCTTATTGTATGGTATCAAAGAATATTTGCGCACAGGAAAACAAATGGCTTATATTCGTAGATGGCGAGAGGATTTAAGGGGCAAACGTGCCGAAAGTTTGTTTGCGAACCACGTTTCAAATGGTGTTATCGAAGAACTCACAAACGGCAAATTTAACGAAGTCTTTTACGTTTCGGGCAAATGGTTTCTTTCAAGCTATGACCCCGAAAATAAAAAACGTGTACCCGATAACGTGCCGTTCTGTTTCGGTTTCTGTCTGTCAGAACAGGAACACGAAAAAAGTAGTAGTTACCCAAACATAACTACTATAGTTTTCGATGAGTTTTTGACAAGACGTTATTATTTGCCCGATGAGTTTATGCTGTATATGAACCTGTTAAGTACTATTATCAGACAGCGAAACGATGTTAAAGTGTTTATGTTGGGTAACACCGTGAATCAGTTTTGCCCATATTTTACAGAAATGGGACTGAAACAGGTGCGAGTGATGGAACAGGGCACAATAGATATTTATAAATTCGGAGAACACGGCGCAACCGTGGCTGTAGAATATTGTAGTACTATTGTTAAGCAAAAAGCGAGTAACAAGTATTTCTGTTTCGATAATCAAAACTTGCAGATGATTACGGGCGGCAAATGGGAACTAGCTGTTTATCCACATCTACCCGTGAAATATACCCCGAAAGATGTACTTTTCGTTTTCTACATACAGTTTAACGAAATGACGTTACAGGGTAATATTATACAGGTGGAATCCTCAGACGGTGTTAATAACTTTATGTATATACATAACAAAACAACACCGATTAAGGACACGGAAAACAGTTTGATTTATTCCCTTTGTATGAACGGAAAACCAAACTACAGACGCAAACTGTTAAGTACTGCAAGTTACGTAGAATCTCAGATAACAAAGTATTTCGCCACGGATAAGGTATTTTATCAGAATAACGAAATCGGTGAAATTGTGCGTAACTACTTAATGGCTAGTAGTAGAAGTAACATTATTACTTAATATCTGTTAAAACAGGGAAAAAAGTGTTTCACGTGAAACATTTTCCCTGTTTTTATTTGGTAGTTTCAGATATTTTGTTTATCTTTGCACCATTAAATAACAAAGTTAAAATTTGCTATATGGAAGTAAACGAAATAGTATCGTTAATTAGTAATGTAGGTTTTCCTGTTGCTGTCTGTATCGCCCTTTTCTTTTATATGGAAAAGCAAAACGAAAGACATCAGAACGAAACCGATAAGTTAAATGAAACAGTACAGAGTAACACGAAAGTGTTAACAGAACTTTGTACGTTAATTAAAACACTTGTAAAGTAATGGAAAAAGAGAATCTTTATAACTTGTATCAAGCACAGGTGAAAGACAAAGATACAGCCTTAGACACGTTCTTTCAGCGAGTTCTTTGTATGACCTCAAAGATGTTTGAGTACACAGGTTTGCCCGATTCGATTCCACAGGTAGAACTAGAAAAGATTCTGCAAACTAGTGGAAACGTAGGAATCGCAAAAGTTAACGGTGAACTGTATGCACTACAGGGAAACAGAGGTGGCGAATGTGATGCATATTACAGGGGAAAAGATTTTATTGTCGCAAATCCGTGGTTAAAGTTGGATAAAACCTACAAAATTGATTCCGATATTGTCGTTATCAATAACACACCGTTTGCAGATTCAATTCTACCTGTTATCGGGAAATATGGTGTACTTTACACAGACGCAGTTATAACTTTAAATATGACTAGCGTTTTAACTAGAATCACTATGCTTATATCTGCTAGTGATGATAAGACGAAACAAAGCGCAGAATCTTTCTTGAAAAAGATTTTGGACGGTGAATTCTCAGTTATCGGTGAAAATGCCTTTTTCAAAGGTGTTAATATGCAAACCCCACCGACACAGAGTAACCAACAGATAACACAGCTTATAGAACTGTTGCAGTACTACAAAGCTAGCCTGTTTAACGATTTGGGTTTGAACGCAAACTATAATATGAAACGTGAGCGTTTGAACACGCAAGAGGTATCTATGAATATCGATGCGTTAATGCCTTATGTTGATTCAATGTTAACAGAACGTGTTGAGGGTGTTAAGCGAGTTAACGAAATGTTTGGTACGGAAATATCCGTAACACTCGGTTCTAGTTGGAAGATTGAGCACGAAAACTATTTATCGTTACTCAAAGCCACAGAAGAGGGACACGAACACAGCGAAACAGAAGACGTTGACCCTGTAACCGAAAACGAAAATGAGGAAACAGAGGAAACAGAAGAAACGCAAGAAACAGAAGAAACGGAAACAGAAACAGAAGAAACAGAAGAAACGGAAACAGAAACAGAAGAAACAGAAGAAACGGAAACGGAAACAGAAGAAACAGAAGAGGAAAAGGAAAACAAAGATGAAAATTAAAGAATTTTTCACGGTGGATAACGGTTTGTTTGAAACCATTTTTGAGCCTAATTTTCCTGTTTTGTACAAATCAATTTTCGGGGAAGATACACCAAACTTAATCGATATTGATTTGCGTTTCAAATATGGAAATAGGGAACTAGTTGACGCTATCACAAACGAAACTGCAACCGATATTATTAAAGGTATCATTACAGTTAAGTTTGACGAATGGCAAAAACAGATTCAAGTGTTTAATAACGAATATGATGTGTTAAACCCTGTGACATCAAAAGAAACCGTTACAGAAAATAATACGGTTGATGAAACAGGAAATAATAACACTATCGATTCAAGTGTAACTTTTAATAATGGGGAATTTGGCAATGACACGAAACAGCAAAGAGATTCCACAGGTAACAGACAGGAGACACGCACGAAGACAAGTAGTAAAAGCGGTGTTCCGTCTAGCGTTCCTGTTAGTGAAATTATTCAAAAAGAAATGAATCTCAGAAAAACCAACTTTAAAACACAGGTGGTAACAGAGATTGCAAAAGAAATTAGTTTAGATATTTATTAATTCTTAAATTTTATATAAAATGGAAGTAAATCAAATTTATACGCTTATTAATAGCGTTTCATCTGAGGTTTTGGGTAAAGACAATTTGGTAAAAGACGACCTCACAGGTATCGTTGATTTGGGAAATGAGGTATTTAATCAAAAGGCCGTTGACAATTACGTTAAGTCACTTGTAAACCATATCGGCAAAGTGGTTTTCGTTAACCGTCCATATTCGGGCAAAGTTCCATCTGTCCTTATGGATGCGTGGGAATTTGGTTCTGTTTTGGAAAAGATTTCAGCAGACGTTCCAAAGGCTGAGGAAAACGACACGTGGAACTTAGAGGACGGTAAAGAGTACAGACAGGACGTTTTCCACAAACCAACCGTTTCTGCTAAGTTCTTTAACTCAAAGGTAACTTTCGAAGTTCCTGTATCTATCACAGAAAGACAGGTTAAGGAATCTTTCAGCAGTGCAGCACAGTTGAACGGTTTTCTGTCTATGATTTATAACGCTGTTGAGAAATCAATGACGATTAAGACAGATGCTTTGGTGATGCGTACTATTAACAATATGATAGCAGAAACTTTGGATGCCGATAAAGCCGCATTTGGTTTTGTTGCTCCTACTCACGAAACCGTGGATTACAGTTCTGCTAGTACTGTTAGATGCGTAAACCTGTTGAAACTGTATAACGATAAGACAGAGGCACAGTTGACAGCAGACGCAGCAATTACTACACCCGATTTTATCCGTTTTGCAGCCTATACAATGGGGTTGTACTCAGACCGTTTGCAGACCATTTCAACCCTGTTTAACGTAGGTGGTAAGGAACGTTTCACACCGAAAGACGTTTTGCACACAGTTCTTTTGTCAGATTTTGCAGCAGCAGCAAAAACTTACCTGTATGCCGATACGTTCCACGATGAGAACGTTCTGTTACCAAAGGCTGAGACCGTGGCAAGTTGGCAAGCTCCAGGTAAAGACTATGCCTTTGCAAACGTTTCAAAGATTGATGTGAAATCGGCTAGCGGTGCAACCGTTTCTGTAAGCGGTGTTCTTGGTGTTATGTTTGACCGTGACGCTCTCGGTGTTACTAACTTGGATAAGCGAGTAACAACAAACTATAACGCAAAGGCTGAGTTTTTCAATAACTACTACAAGTTTGACGCCGGTTATTTCAACGACACAAACGAGAACTTTGTAGTGTTCTTTATTGCCTAATTTGGGTTGTTTAACTGTTGAGGGTGTATTCCTGTAGTTGATAGCACAGGAAACACCCTTTTAAACTTTAAGGGTATGATTAAAATTAAAACTTACAACTATGGCGGTAAACCGAATAAAGTAAACAAAACCCTACAGGAAAACAGCGAGTACACAGGATTGTTAAATGATAGTTTCAACGTGTTAACCCCTGTAGTAAGATTTAGAACTCGCACACCTGTAACTTTTAATTACGTTTATATCGAAAGTTTAAACCGTTACTACTTTGTTAAGGAATTGACACAGGACGGAGATTTATGTACGGTGCGTTTAAAGGTTGATGTACTTTTCACCTACAAAGATAAAATACTCGCTAGCAGTGGAACGTTAACACAGGGTGAAAACGTTAACAAATATCTTTCAAACCGTGCAAACGTGGTGGACGTTCGCCCGAATGTTAGAAAGTTAGATTTTCCTAATAAGGAACTGTTAAACGAAACAGGTAGTATTATAATGGTAACTATAAAAGGAAATAAGTAATGGCTAGTTATAAAATAAATTATCATCTTACCAACTGTGAACTAACAGCAGTTAGTAGTGAAAATTACGAAACAGACGGTAACATCATCTACTTTTGCGGAAAAGCGGTGGACGGCTGTTATTTTTTGCCAAATGATGGTGATTACAATTACATTTCACGTCTGAGTAGTGGAACAACAAAAGTTACTCGCTTTAACCTGTCACATGTTTCTGCTAGTGATGATTCAAAAGTTATGAGAGGTGCTGTTGACGGTATTTCATCAGATGGCAAATATTTTTCAAAGCGTTTGACGTTTGGAACAGCCAACAGCGGTGAAATGGAATGCTACTTAAATGCACGTGGTGGTAAACCTACAGTTAAAACGTTAAAGATAAACAATAACGTTTCGGGTACAAATGCCGTTTCGGTGCAAAACGATTCAAATTTCGATATTACGTTGACAGGTGACACAGAGGGAACTTTTACGGTTATTCCTGTAGTTACTTACAAGAACAAGTATAACGAAACCGTACGGGGAACTATGAACGTTAACGGTAACGTAGCAACATTTAGTGTACCTGTAGCGACAAACGAAGAGGTGACAATTAACGGAACGTTCACCCCAAAACCGAAAGAGTTAACAATAACAAACCACGTTTCGGGAACTACTGCAAACTATGTGCAAAACGGTGAAAATTTCGATATTACGTTGACAGGTAACACAGATGGTAGTTACCCTGTTGTACCTGTAGTTTCTTACAGAAACGAAAGTGGAACGGAAACAACGGGAAATATGAACGTTAACGGTAAAATAGCGACATTTAGTGTACCTGTTGCCACAAACGAAACCGTAACTATTACAGGTACGTTTACACCCGAAACACCACAGAAAGACGTTCCTGTTACTTATACGTTGACAAATTGCACCGTTTCACCACAGCCACAGACAGTTAAGACAGGTAGCACGTTAAATTTGACTGTCACACCCATTAACAATTACCAATTAGATTCGTGCAATCTTATTTGGAATGATGGAACAAAAGACGTTACCATAAGTGTTGCCGGTGGTGTAATTTCGTTCCCTGTGCCCGATTCCTGTGTGTCTATAAGCATTAAAGCGGTGGCTAGTATAATAACACCTGTTGGAAGAAATTACGGCGCTATAAACGTTTATTGCGTGACGCTTGACAATTTGGACGCATTTTCTAAACAGCGTTTCTTTGAGATAAAAGACGATACACAGGGAATCTATGAGGAGGTTAATTTGGGAATCTATGTAAATCGTATCAAACGCATTTTTACAAACGTTCCTGTATCGGGTACAGATTCTTTGCGGTGCGGTAACTACAACACAGGTATAACGGTACAGACCCCCGAAAAGGACGTTATTTTGATAGATTTTGGCGATGTGACGTTAACAGGTTTGAACGGTGATTCGGAAGACTATAACGCACAAATTTCAGTTTTTATTCCGTGCCGTGGATTTGTTGCTGTAGATAGTAAGTATATCGGTAAAACGGTAAACCTATCTTTCAAAGTGAACGTTATAACAGGTGATGCAGTTGCGTTTTTGTCCTGTGATGGTGTTGTATTTCAGTTAGAAAGTTTTTCTTTGTCACGTGATGTTATTTACAAGACAGGCACAACAGAGTTAAATATTGTAGGTGGTACGCAATGGGACGAACAAATTTTATACGGTTTAGAACCTTATGTTATTATCACGCAGAACACTACAATAAATAAGCCTGTGAACAATACACAGGAATCCGTAACAATCGGGAACGTAACAGGCTATGCACAGTTTGAAAACGTAGATTTGAACACGGTTAATTTGTTGGTAGATGAGTATAACACCATTATTTCAGAACTTGAAAACGGTGTTTATCTATAAAAGAAAAGGGACGGTAACAAATGCCGTCCCTTTTTCTTATTTGCTATAAAATTCGTTCATCAAACCTTTCGTGCAAAGGAAATCAAAACATCTATTTTTGATACCCGTTTCTGTATCTAAACAGTTAGAAAGATATTCAATAACTTTCTTTTGTGCCTGTAGTGTATCGATTACAGAGTTAAGCAATAAACCGTTACCGCCTGTAGTGTTTTCTGCTACAAACTTTAAATTATCAATGGAAACTGAAATAGAATCCTGTAAAACCTTAAAACCTTTTTGCATAACTTATTTCTTTTCTAAATTCATAATAATCTGTTGACGTGGTTTACCATTTCGTGGTGCTACCGAAACGTGATACCAAAAACTTTTAGAGCCTTTGCGGTGTTCTTTAATAAGTTGGTCGAAACCACCTGTTTCTCTGAGAACCTTTTCCAAAGATTCCATATCGGCACAAATCAAATCAGCGGCTAAGCCCTTTTGGTGTTGGCTGTTAGAAACACCCCCTACAGCCTTATTTAACACAGGACATCTAAAACCGCTAGAAATCAGAATAGGTTTACCCACCTTTTCACGGATAACGTCCAAATAATCGGCTAACTTATTCAAGTTATCCACTACCTCAAAAGATGGGGTGTTATCAATCCCCAAACGTTTTGCGGTTGCTGAGTTTAAGAACTCAGACAAACTAAAATACTTAATCTTTTTCATATTTATTTTCTGTTGGTGAAATTACAAACCATTTACGGCTATCTTTATGTGTCGGGAATCTACCTTCAACAGTTATAGAACAATCCCCCGAAAGATAGTCTATTTTGTTGTTAAAGAACTCGCTTACTTTGTCAGAACGTACCATATAAACGGTAACGTTATTAACCTGTTTCAAAGTGATTTTAAAATAACTGTGTTCCATATTATATGTATTTATGCCTGTGAGTGTTACCCCACAGGCTGTTAATATTAACCGATTCTTTCGGCTGTAAACTCGTAGCGTATTGTTTCTATGTACTCACCACTATATATGTTAGTTACAGTTACAAAACCGTAACCGATAGCGTAAATATCTGCTATGTTGCTTTTATAAGCATACATCGTTTTAGGATAACGTACACCCTGTATAGAGATTCTATTCATATTATAAATGCCTGTTAGCATTTTATTAATATGGTTTGCTACATCGTCCATATTACCGTTTATAACAGTAGATGGAAATGGAATATCTTTTGCAAAACGTGTACCGTTGCAGTGTGAATCACTGTTTGCCTTTACTGTAATATTGTACTTTGCCATAATTTTATAATTTAATTGTTTAACTATGTTTCTTAACTATGATGCAAAGGTACTACTTTTTCACGAAACCACCAAATTATTTTTGTTAATATTTCTTAAATTGAAAATTTTAATCTTTTTAACAAAACGTTTCACGTGAAACATTAATAACAGGTTGTTCCACGTGAAACAATAACAGGCGCAAAAACGTTAATAAAAACAGGCGAAAAGTTAACAAAATTAGTAAAGTTTAACAATATTAAATGT